GTGTACGTTCGCGCTCGATCTTCCGCAAAAGCGCGATTTGTTCGGGATTGCCGATTTCAGGTTTTACCTCTATATCCCCGCGCATAAATTTGCCATTCACGAGGCGCAACGGCATTCCTACTGCATGTCTCATAACTCCAACTCGTAACCGTTAGACACAAGCCACTCAATAGCGTCTTCCAGCAGATGCAAGAAAGAGATTCGATCCTGCCATCCAACCTGCGTCTCTTCATCTCCCCAATACAAACACCAACAAGGGCTGGTGGACGAACAGGCCTCAATGTGCAAAATATGGACTGCGCCTCCATTGGTCGTTATCTTTTTCGGCAACATCCCCAGCAGGTCCGCGACCGTGAAGGCCGGGATAACATCTTCTCGTATTTTTTCTTTTGGCGGGTAACCGTTCCGTTGGTAAGGCTGAGCATATAATTTAGGCACGCCCTGAGTGTAATGACTCTGATATATCATGCTCGCCTTCTCCGCCGGAACGCCCAGCTCCAGCAGGCGGCGTGACTGTTCAATGCTTGTTACCTGATCTTTCATAATTTTCGTACTTATTTATCGTTTCGAATATCTGCAATGCCACCTGCGGCACTACCGCGTTCCCGAATCCTTTGATGGATTGGTTTTGCCACTTCGGAACGGTAATAGGTGGCGATGACTTTCATGGCTTTCGTGTTAATACTCCACAGCCGCCCGGCGGTCGATGAAGAAGTGGATACCCGGAGCGCATTCGTTCCAGCGGTCACCGTCAAAGTCGGAGACCTCGACGGTAGCGCCGACCGTATACACGAAGTTCGCATCATGGTTCGAATGAATTGTGTCGATGTCGGCTTTAGTTCCATCAGCATTCTGAATCTCCACCACATAGGCTTTGTCGCAGCGACATTTTTCGCCTCCGGCAGAGCTGCGGCGGGCATCCTCCGGGATTTGCAGCTTCACAATATATTCCGAAGCCTTCTTCCAGCCGATAAAACTGCCATCGGTGGGGCAAGCCATGTATGTACCTATGGCTTCGCGCAGGTCGGCTCCGTACAGGTTGGCTTCGCGCAGGTTGGCTCCGTACAGGTCGGCTCCGCGCAGGTCGGCTTCGCGCAGGTTGGCTCCGTACAGGACGGCTCCGCGCAGGTTGGCTCCGCGCAGGTCGGCTTCGCGCAGGTTGGCTCCGTACAGGTTGGCTCCGCGCAGGTCGGCTCCGTACAGGACGGCTCCGCGCAGGTCGGCTTCGCGCAGGTCGGCTCCGTACAGGTCGGCTCCGCGCAGGACGGCTCCGCGCAGGTTGGCTCCGTACAGGTTGGCTCCGCCTTTCAAGGCCTCCGTTACCGTTTTGGCAAGCGTATTGCCAACGCTCGAATACTCGAAAAGGATAGAACCTGTCCAGCGGCTCTTGATCGATATTTTAATCTCTTTGTTCATGGTTGTTGTGTCACATGGTTAAATACCAACGTATTTCCGACTGGAATTCCTCGATCGTCCGGCAGACGACGTGTCTGTTCCCGTTCGTGATTGCGAGTGAACGCCATTCGATTTGCGCGTCCGATAGGACGGAACGTCGGTCGGGAGTCTTCATTTCGATACATAGGGCGTTGAAGCCTCCACGTCCGAGCAGCAGGATAAGGTCGGTAACGCCTGCCGTTACGCCCTCGGCTTTCATTATCGCGGCTTCCGTGCGGCCCCGGGCGCCGCCGTTCGGTACGGCGAACAGGAGCTTCCCGATGTCCGGGTATTGGAGTCGAAACCAGCTGACGCACATTCGTTGCAGGTGTGATTCGATGTGTCGTGTCATGGTGATTATTATAACTCGCCCGGGATATTATACCGCGCCTTGTCTCCTTTGAGCACCCATCCGGGCTTCTCGGCCCCGCTAATGCGTATCGGAGCATAATCGTCCGTGCTGCCGCCGTTCCGGGCCACCTCATTGCACATCGCGGAATACGTCAGAATCCGACATTTCACATCGATGCCCAAGATGTCGGCGATCGTCAGCCGTTTGTACGTGAACGTGTCCAGCACCCTGTTCAGGGCATATTCCAGCCGCTTCCCGCTCATTCCCGTCTTCCCGATGCGCTCGGCAAGGATAGAGAAGAATTCGCTCGACATATCCGGAAAACATACGGACAGCTTATGCACCACCGTGGCGATATGTGCTGCCGATGCCGGAGGCCCTGCAAGTACGGATACTTCCTCACTCCCACTCTTGGCGAGTGTGAGCGCGAGAGATTCCCTCGGCGACGGCCCGAGCGAGCTCATCAGGGCCTGGGGGTTGATTCTTTGCACTTCGTCCATAGTCATTTGTCGTTTTCAGCGGGAATAACCCCGCCCAGTTATTTGCCATAGATTGTCGGATGATCTTACGGGCAATGTCCGGATCCCCGTTTGAAAGTTCCCGCAATTTGGAATAACAAGCCTTTAATCCCTGCTGCCGATAGGTCTGTCCGCGTTCAGACTTGTAAGCAAGCCATTCCGCCATTACTGGCTGGAACGAAGGTTCGACGAAGGATAAATCAGCCTCTTTTCTTTTGCCGCAACTTTTCTTTTTCTTTGGTCTGTTTTTTACGGATTCATCGTCAGAGTCCGGAGAGCCGATTTCCCCCTTAGGGGGATTATAGGGGGTACTACTATCCCTATCCCTATCCTTTTCCTCTCCTATTATAGTCACTGATTGATCACTGATTGATCCATGATTGATCACTGATTGATCAGTGAATTTAGCTAAAATATTGTCTAATAGCTTCTTATCGATGTTTACATCGTCCAAATTAGGTCGATTGATTATTTGGTGACGGGAGAAAGTAGGAAGATAATAGAAACTCTCCGATTTGACGGAGAGAAGACTAATAAAACCGGTCTTCTCGAGCAACCCTAACCACGCCTCCAGTTGTTGGATCTGTATTCTGTCGTAAGGAAATATTTTTGATTTTAGCCAAACGGGATCGGCGACCACCACACCCAAATCGTCCGCAAAGGTCCAAAGACCTATATATAGCAGACGGGCGTCACGAGGGATTCGGCCTATTTTCGCGTCATCCCAAAATTGTGGCTTTATAGTTCGTATTCTTGCCATATCATAACCATATTTGCTGGTGTTGCATCTCCCTTTCGATGAAGCCTATCCACTCCGCCTCGTCAGGCGCTGGCAGGTCTATTCCGGCCTCCGCGGCCGCCCAGTTGCGGAAACGCTCTATTGCCGTTGTCATCTCTCCGGTGTCGAGGTCCCGGCTCGAGCGGAGCCTTTCAATCTCTTTGTGCATCAGTTCGTCGAACTCGACACGCACGAACAACTCCGGATTGCAAAACCTCTTGAAATACTCCGTTTTCACGTACGACAGTGTGCACCCTGTCTGCATTGCGAATTCGCCGAGTAAGGCGTGCAAATATCTGTTTTGGGGCGATGACCGCCTGGGCTTACGCTCCGAACACTCGACAACGGCCCGTCGCGCCATAAGGGCGTTTGCACGTCGCTTGAAGCGCTCCCGGTCGATGTCGGTGTTCAGATCGTAAACCATACGGCACTACATCAGAAAGGGAGGTCATCCACGTTCTCGGCGACCGGCAAATCCGCAACTTGATCGGGCGTCGGCTCCGCCGGGCGAAATACCACTGACTTACCCCGGCCTACATACACTCGTTTGTCCTTGCGCTCGCGCTCCTCCTTGGACTGACGCATGAACACACAGTGCGTGTTCTCGTACTGATCAGCCTCGCGGAGTTCCGAAACACAAATAGAAATGTACTTCTTGCCGTTTTCAGCAACGAAAATCTTGTCCCTGGGAATGTCGCTGACACACAACGACACATTGATAAGTTCTGCCATTATTCCTATTGTTTTTTGAAAGTTGTCTTAATTACTGTTTTGCTGCTCCGAGCCGGCGGGAACATCACCACGCCAGTATCGGGGTCCGCAACCCCAGATGACGGTATGTGCTTCAACATCGTTTCCCGTTCTTTGATGTCGGCTTTCAGGGCTTCCAGCGTGGCGTACATATCCGCCAGCTTGCTATCGCCGCACATCGAATAATCGTATTTGACGCCGGATTCGCACTCTTCCAGCACACAGTCGCCGAACGTCTGTTTCTTGCCGTATTTAGATAACTCCTGCAGCGTGATGTCTCGCACATCAACGTTATCCTTGTAGAGGGCTATGGCCTTTTCCATACGGCTGATGTTGATATGGGCCGTGATCGGGTCTACCTCCCCGTTTACAACCGAGGAGATAGCCCGGGCGGCCAGCTCGGAGGCAGACGCCGTTTCCCGAATCAATGTTGCCTGTGTCTCCATATCACTTCGCATTTTTCCGAGCCTGACGGTATGATTCAAAGAGCGCCGAGAAGCGATCGACGACTTCCGCATCGGCATCGTATGATTTCAGCAATCGCGCTCCAGCGTCGAAATCCGCGGCATAGTTGGCCGTAGTGAGAAATCCATACATCCATTTTATCAGCTGATCGCAGGCAATGGGGTTGTCCAGGTGTTCCATAGTGATGCGCTTGCGGGCCGGAGCAGTTGCCGGGACCGTGGACGGTTGTGCTGTTTTGGTACTTTGTGCCGCCGCCCGGTTGGCGTTCTCCGTGTGCCGCTCGTCCGTGTCCGCATCTTTCGTATCGTCGATGCAGAACAATCCGTTAAGGGCATATTTGCGGGCATAACTGGATGCTGTACCCGTTATCTGCGACCCGTCCATACCCTTCTTGTCGAGGTCCTCGCGGGCAAAGGCCGTTGCCGTATCGACCTCTCCGGCGGCGTTCGTGATGCGCACCGTGGCCTTCACGTAGTAGCGGTCCCCGACGGCGACGATGTCGTCGCACAGGTTCAGGACGCATTCGTGCGCCTTGAGTATCGGTTTGACCGCTTCGAGAATATCCTCGCAGCTTCGATATTTGTATTTTCCGAAGCTGTTATACTGCCCTTTGGGGACTTTCAATTCCGATTGGATGGCGATTAACTCTTTCATGGCTTAGTCTTCGATATAGGTTACTTCCGGTGATGTGACTTTCGAAGGATCGAGATTACGCATACAATCTCGTTTGGCTTTCTCGATTTCTTTGGCCGTCATACGGCGGTTCTCCTCATGGCTGGGGATCAGCTTGCCAGTAGCACGGCTTCTGACCTCGATACGTGTTTTCATGATATTATAAGTTGTTTCGTTTTGCGTAATCGTTCATTCGTTTTGCCAGGCACGGACGGGAACAATCATAGATCGTGTCCCATACTTCTGTAACCGTGAACCCCTCATCGGGGGCGCTCAACAGATCGTCCCATAGG